ATGGCAGAATAGACATGGAGAGGGTTAGTGATAGGAACAAACACCTTGATAGCAAGAGCCTACCAAACCCAAGTTCTTTTGTGAAAAGTTTACATAAATCAATCGGATAAAAACATGAGCAAATACCAAGGAGTAAATTATGACGGCTGAAAACAGCAAACCAACTAAAATTGTAGATGTAACGGCTGAACTAACCTGCCCCAAGCATTTTACCGACCAACTTGATACGGAGTGACGAGCTTGAATAACTTACCAAAGTCATTTGAAAAACCGCTGTGCTTGGGGTCAGAGTTAAGTGATTTGTTCTGTGATTATTAACGCTTATTGAATTTATTGGCTAATGCGCTTATGCCTTGTGTAATTTTTGGAACAATATAGCTATGTACTTTAGGAGAAAGATCCTGTTCGTTTATTTTGAGAAAACAACTGATTATAAGTTTTGCCGTTTTATCTGGTAAGACCCCAATATGTTTTAGCTTCTTGTCGATAGTCTTTTGACTGAACGGGAAACAATCGTCGAGCTGTATCCATGTGTCCTTTTTGAAGAAAGGGCTGTTTGATCGGACAAAATAAACTTGATGATAGTTTTCAATACAACCTGGATTATCAGGTTTTGAATGTTTTTGGGATGTAGTTTTTACCAGCAGATATGGATCATTAGAGGCAGGATTGTTTAAGAGAACGAGAAGTTTTTTACCTTTTGTGCCATCGGAAAAAATGAAGTTTTCGGCAACAAAAATCGAGCCACGAGCAAACACTTTATGCGACTCCGAAATTGTGCAACATTTCTTGACGTTCGCGATGACGCTGTTTTGCAATATCGACAGGTAATTTTTTAGCAGATTTACTGTCTATAGCTAAAGCATAATCAATTAATGCCAACATTCCTTTGGTTGCCTTGGTTGTGTTCCAAGGTTCATTTGGTAAATGGGAAATGTCAGATATTTCTTTTGCTTGAACATCTCGAAAAATTAATGAAATGTCTTTTAATAATTTTAATTCTCTAGGAGAGAAAAAGTCTAAGTCAGGTTTTTTCCCTTTTTTGGGGGCGATATGTTGGAAATCACCAGTGTCTTTGACGGTAACTAAAGATTTTAAGTCTTTTTGGGGAGAATCACTGATCTCTTCAAAAAATATTTTGGGGACAGGGCCTTGTTCCCATGCAAAATAGTTTAAATCTGTGACTGATTTACCAGTATTTTTGAAGTGCATAAAATCCAGAAAATATAATAATTTCATGAGCTTCGTTTTTCCACAAAATTTTGTTTTTTGTGAAAAATACAGAACTGCATTTATTAGCTTTTCTCTGGAATGTGTAATTATCATAGCGAAGATATCAATACTCTGGTTACTGTTTTTCGTCAATAACTGTCTTTTCTTTATGATATTGCGTGATAAAGGGAATGTCAAATTTGCATACACAGAACGACCTAGCTCACGGGATTTTTGCAATTAAACCAAAAAATGAGGATTGAAAACATGAACACAGATAAACCCGAAAATAAGCTCGAAGCCGGACGTGCAAAATTCCGGTGCAGCGTTTTGTTGGGTGGACGGATAAAAACGGTGAAAGATAAAAATGTATATGTTTTTCTATTGACACTCCTTTGATAATGCTGTATATTATAATCATAAACAAAGGGAATTAACCCAAAAAAAAAAGGAGATCAACATGAAAGCAATAATCGACATCATCAAAGCAGAAAATAAAAACGGACTGCATGACATCATTATAGCTCGCTATAATAAGGACATCGAAGTTAATCTCAACACGGGCATCATGGACAACGAGATTCCTGAAATTGGCGAGACATTAACTGATGGAAATAGGGACATGATGGTTATTGGTCATGTAGTTATTGACGGATCAGTTGGAGTTAAGTTTGAAAATTTCCCTTCAATTGTAGCGGGTTCTCAAATAGTTAAGATGTTGTCCGATGATACAGTGAGGGTTAAATAATGACACCAGAAAAAGCAAAAAACATTTATTGGGGAGCAATGCCGCTCCCCAAAGGGGCAAAATCTTTAGGCGAATACACAAGCCTCGGAAAGCGTGGGTGTTTGATCGAGCTGGCTAATGGCAAGCGTGTTGTAGGTAACGCTGGTGTGATCCGCAGTGTTAGAGGTGGAGCAATGCCAGGTGCCGGTGCACCTAAAAAGCCAGATTGGTTAAAGAAACGTCAAATCGGATTGCAGTTGCCCAACTGGATTATTGATAAATTGGATAATTTACCAGGAAGTAGATCCACGGAAATTGAAGATGCTTTAATTGACAAATATGGGTGGAAGCCACCAAGGTAGTCCACCCAACCTAAATGACACTGATAGGAGGCAGAAATTATGTATTGTTATTTATGTGGCAGAAAATTACATAATAACGACGGACACGATCTCAGGCAGCCTTCCGGCTACACAAGAAAAGTGCACTTTCGGTGTTACGAAAAATACAGATTAAAAAGAGAAGCAGATTTAAATCAAAACCTAAAGCGAGGATAGTAAAATGAAAAGCGGATACTACATAAAACGATGTAAAGATGACTCTCAAATGTTGCTATTAATTCAAGAGTGGCGAATTAACCCGAAAAGTCGCATTCATACGGAGGTAGCTGCAATTATTCATGAAGATAATATGCAAGGTTTAGACCAAGATACTATACGGCAACTAGACAACGGTGCAATTATTGAAATGGAATTTCACGTAAAAGAAGAGGATGAATAAATGGAAAATTCTAAACTACAAAAAAACGGTGAAAGATAAAAATGTATATGTTTTTCTATTGACACTCCTTTGATAATGCTGTATATTATAATCATAAACAAAGGGAATTAACCCAAAAAAAAGGAGACCCAAATGGAAAATTCTAAACTACAAAAAATGTTGAAAGCTCATAAAATTTGGATAGATTCGGATAAAAAGCAGGGAGAACAAGCCAATTTTTGCGGAGCCGATCTTCGTGAAGTCGATTTTTGTGGATTCGATCTTCGTGAAGCCAGTTTTTGCGGATGCGATCTTTCCGGATGCGATTTTTATGGGTCCGATCTTCGTGAAGCCAGTTTTTATGAATCCGAACTTCGTGGAGCTAATTTTCGCGGATGCGATCTTCGCAGATGCGATTTTTATGGGTCCGATCTTCGTGAAGCCAATTTTTGTGAAACCGATTGTTATAAAGCCAAATTTTGTGAAACCGATCTTCGCGGATGCGATATTCGTAGAGCCAATTTTTATAAAGCCGATTTTCGCGAATCCAATCTTCGCGGAGTCGATTTTCATAGATCCAAATTTTATAAAACCAATTTTTATGAAACCAATCTCTATGGATCCAATTTTCGCGGAGCCATTGTTCTCGGATCCAATCTTCATGAAGCCAATCTTGATTTTTTCAACGGGAGTTTCGTGTAAAAGAAGAGGAGAGGGAGCAAAATGACATGGCAGAAAAAATCTAGCAAATATCTGAGGAGTACAACATGCGCAATCTAATCTGGAGCGGTTTTGTCGTGATGGTCATCGTGCCCGCATTCTATCTTGTTGCTGGCTTCATCGAAAAACTTAACTGAGGAGAAAAAAATTAAAAATTCTAAACTACAGAAAATGTTGAAGACCTGGCAGAGATATTACCATTCGGGGAGTATGGAAAAATTCAAATTAAAGAATTGGCGGCACTTCTTCAAGCTTACGGCTATCGAAGCCCAAGGTCTTAAGGAAATACCATGAAAAAAGGTTTGTCTCTTTTGCATAATAATTATATTTGGTATTGATACGGTATCCGTACCGTGCTATAATTAGTCAACAGTTGAGCAAAACAACAAACCAAAACGGAAGGGGCCGCTATGACCGCCAGCCAAAGACAAAAGGATTTTTCTCATGTCATTATTGATACCGACGGAAACGAGTATGATAATTATTATGGCGAAAAATTGGTGAAAAACTAATGGAACCTAAATCATACAAAAAAACTAATGCCAAGAAAAAGGTCCGAGCTTGTAAAAGAGGAACAGCCTCACAAGCAATCGGTATTATAGAAAAAGAATCCGACACCTTTATTCTTACCTACGGACAGTTTTCCTTGATTGACGCCTTGGTGGCGATACTCGACCAAACAGGGCCAGCCCATGTTTCGGTAAGCACATGGACGGCGGCTCATGCTGACCTGTCTCGATCCGCCGAACTAATGGAGGCTGTAAACATCTTATCATTAAGGATGATTGTAGATAGATCATTTAAAACCCGCCAGCCTAAATATTACGAACATATGATATGTCTGTTCGGCGAGGAAAGTATTCGGGCTATTAACACCCATGCTAAATTTATGACGATCAGGAACGAAAAATTCGACATTGTTGTAAGGACGTCGATGAATCTCAACGGTAACCCTAGACTTGAAAATATAGAGGTTTCTGAAAATAGCGAGTTCGCCGACTTTTTTGAAGAGATTGTGACTGGAATATTTGAAGAGGTTGAGCCTGGGGAGCAAATATCTAACCCGCCGGAACTGAACCAAATAGAAGAAAGTCCGCTGTTTAAGCTGGTATCTGGTAAACATATTGATTCATCAAATTTAAAGGAGGCATCGTATAGCCATGAGCTCGACAAAAAACTTTAAGAAAGCAAGGGCAAGTTTGTATTCATCAACTAGCGATATTGTTGTGGAGATGTTGGCTATACAAATGGACAGGGCCGAGGAGGCCCACAGGCGAATTGAAGAGGAGGGGATAGTAGTCCGTGACCTGAAAGGGTCTGTGATCCCCCACCCGGCGATAAAAATAGAAATAGATGCCGATAAGATTATCTCTGACTTAATTAAAAAACATTAATGACTGGCCAAGATCTAAGGGCGGCCAGGGAGACTACCCTCGGCCTCTCATCCCGCGCTAAACTAGGCGAAATAATCGGCACCAGCCCTAGCAATATACGTGATTACGAATCTGGATTAACTCCGATCCCTGGGCCGGTGGAACGGCTGATATTTTTGCTTTTAAAATACAAAGGGGCTCAAACCGCCATACTGGATGAGTACACTTAACAAAGGGTAAGAAGATGACATGTTGACGATAAAACAGACAGCACCGAACAGCTTTAAGAAATCAATGAATGGGCTTGCTAAAAAACAGATGCCTTTTGCAGGTGCAATGGCATTGACCAGGACCGCATGGGACATGAAGAAGAAAGAACTCGACCCGGGTCTGGACAAACACCTGGACCGCCCTACCCCCTTTACCAAAAAGGCTATACGAGTACAGAAAGCCAGAAAGAATCACCTTGTTGCTTATGTTCGAGTGGCCCCGCTGCAAGCAAGATACTTACGCTACCAGGTCAAAGGGGGAACCCGCCGCCCGCACAAAAAAGCATTGCTGGTGCCAGTCGGGCAAAGGCTCAACAAGTACGGCAACATGCCCCGGAGCACGGTTTCCAAGCTCATGCAAAACCCAAAAGTTTTTTCTGGCATTCCCCACGGCAGAACCCAGCCCGGTATATACAAGCGATTAGGGCCCAAAGGCCGAAAGAAATTGCACTTGATGGTTGCTTATGAAAAGCGGGCCAGCTACGAAAAGCGCTTTCATTTTTATCAGCTGGCCGAACGTCAAGCGAAAAGATCATTTAATAACAACTTGTTAGCAGCAAAGAGGGAAGCCCGGCGATGATTGATTTTTCACGGGTCCTTTCCGCGACGGGCGATGCGGGTATATTCGCGACCGCGTGTGTTTTCTATTTACCAAAAATTTACTAGGGCAACAACACATTGGGTTTGCAATTTAATATCGACGAACTGAAGAGGGCGACCGGGAAAGGTTACCGCACCATAAAAAAGCGGCTGGCCGATTCCGGTGTTGAGCCAGTAAAAACGCAGGGTCGAGCCCTTATTTATGATACCGAGCAAGCCCTTGCCGCAATCTATGCTGGCCCAAAGACAAAAGAGGATTTAAGCCTTGAAGAAGAACGGGCCAAACTTGCCGTTGAGCAGAGCAGGAAGGCAAAACGAGAAAACGACCTGGCCGAGGGACAGGTGGCCGATGTGGAAATTTTGACGGATGTACTTGTGAAGGTTTCTGCGAACATTTCATCGACCCTGGACGCCCTGGCTATCAAATTGAAAAAACAGAATCCAAACTTATTGTCGAATGATATTGAACTTATACGTAAGCAGATTGCCCGCTGTAAAAATGAAACTTCAGACCTGGTGATACATGGAAAATATATTAACCAGTAATATCCAGGCTGCCCTGGCGTCGGGCATGAAACCCCTTATTGTACCGGAACCATTGACCATGGAAGAATGGGCCGAAAAGCATTTTTACCTTTCGCCGGAATCGTCGAGCATAACCGGCCAGTGGGAAACGCTGCCTTATCAACGGGCCTGGCTTAAATGGTTTGGTAATGATGATATTGAAATAGTCGACTGCATGAAAGCGGCCCGCCTGGGCTATACAAAGTGCATAATGATAGCAGCCGGCTATTTCGTTGAACACCGCCACCGCAACATTGTTGTATTTCAACCGACCGACGGCGACGCCAAAGACTTTGTCAAAGATGAAATAGACACTATGCTGCGCGACGTGCCTATCGTGGGCAACCTGTTACGCTGTGATGCCGACGCCAAAAGCCCATACAACACCAACGACAAAAAGGTTTTTCAAACGTCAATTTTGGACATACGCGGCGGCCATAGCGCCAGGAATTACCGACGTATGACCAAAGATGTAGTCATATATGAAGAGCTTGACGCCTTTGAGCAGGATATCGACAAAGAGGGCAGCCCGCTATCTTTGGGTGACGTCCGCGTCGAAACGTCGTCTTTTCCAAAATCACTACGCGGCACCAGCCCAAAAACAAAGGGCCTTTCGCATATTGAGGCCAGCATTGAAACCGCCGACATGATTTTTCGGCGGTATCTGCCCTGCCCGATGTGCGGCAATATAGATTATCTGAAATGGCCAAACATGCGTTTTGACAGCAAGGCATTGACCGTTGCAACCATGCGTTGCGAGTTGTGCCACTACCATGCCGACTATGGCGAATATGGCAAAATGGATGCTGCCGGACAATGGCGCACCGAAAACGGCTACTATTACAGGGAAGATATCGACAAGTTTTTCAGCCCAGCCGACGAGGTTGTCGGTCCGCCCCGGCACCTGGGTATAAAAATCTGGTCGGCGTATAGCTATTTTAACACCTGGACAAAAATTGCAAGTGAATTTCTGGCAGCCAACAAGGCTTTGCAAACCGGGGATAAAAGCAAAATCAAGACGTTTACAAATACCAAACTTGGCGAGACATACGAAGAAGTTGGGGAAAAGATCGAGGAAACGCTTTTTGATGACAGGCTGGAACAATGGCCGGATGGCTGCATACCCAAAGGCATTCTTGTTATCACCATGTCGGTGGACGTCCAGGGCGGCAAGAATGCCCGCCTGGAGCTGGAGGTGGTCGGCTGGGGCAGGGATGGTGAAAGCTGGTCGTTACTCTATGAGAAAATCAACGGCGATCCTGAATTTAAGGAAGTTTGGGACCATTTAGAGCAGTACCGGAAAACCACCTTTTTTCGCGAGGACGGCGTACCGTTGAAAATTCGCTGTACCACCGTTGATTCCGGCTTTAATTCAACAGCCGTCTATAAGTACACCACCCCCAAAAAACGCCAACGGGTCTTTGCCACAAAGGGCCATTCTACAGCTGGCAAGCCCCTGGTCAGTAAACCCAGCCTGGTTGGCACCAGGAAAGAAACGCCACTGTACATGATCGGCACCGATACCGCCAAAGAAACACTATTTACCCGCTTGCAGATTGAAGAAAGCGGGCCGGGGTATTGCCATTTTCCCATTGGCCGGGACCCTAAATATTTTGAACAGCTCACCGCCGAAGAACGGAAAATCTTCTATGAACGCGGCGAAAAGAAAATACGCTTTGTAAAGAAAAAGGCCAACGCCAGGAATGAAGCTATAGACCTACGTGTTGGCAATATGGTGGCCCTGGAAATACTCAACCCCAGCTTTGCTGCCCTGGAAAAACGCTATAATACTCTGGCGGCCAAATACCAGGAACAATTTGACCAGGACGACCAGGCAGAACGCCAGGCGCAGAAAGCAAAAAAGAAGATGAAACCCAAACGACGAACCAGGGAAAACGGGTGGACGAATGGCTGGAAATAAACCGAAACTTGCCGGGTCCAGATTGGGCCCGATTTTATACCGCGACAACGCTGAAATTGCCGACGCCCTAGGCGTCAATCATAACGATATCAAGGTACTGGTCGACAAACACGGGCTCCCGGCATTTAAGATCGGCGGCCGGGGAAAATGGAAACTACGCCAGGCAGACCTTGACGCCTGGCTGATAGATCAACAAGAAAAATACCAAGGAGTAAATTATGACTGCTGAAAACAGCAAACCAACCAGAATTGTAGATGTAACACATCAATTGACCAGCAAGGGCAAGGGCCGCACTCTGCTTTATTTGTGCGACGATGACAAATACTACACACAGGTGGAACTGGCTCGATTGATACCGATGTCACAGCCAGGCTTTTCCGCACGACTTGCTCGGAGGGGATGGAGACACCCGCGCATTTTACACAAAGACATGAATTCAACATCGAGTGGTCCGCGCAATGATGACAACGCCGAGCTCGGCGACCTGACCGGGCTGTCGGCAAATCCGCGAGACAGCAACCTAAAAAAAATCACTATTGGAACGTTTGAGAGAGGTTATTATGCGTAATTGCCGCTATAACGTTTTAGCTCACGGGATTTTTGCAATTAAACCAAAAAAATGAGGATTGAAAACATGAACACAGATAAACCCGAAAATAAGCTCGAAGCCGGACGTCCAAAAATTCCGCTGCAGCGTTTTGTTGGGTTGACGGATAAAAACGGTGGTATGACTGGGTAGTTTATATTACTGCCTGTCAACCATTATTTTTATGTTTTTTATAGCTGTTTTTTACCCGTTTTATACCTGTTTTTTCATTTTCGCCAAAAAGTGATGGTAAAAAAGCCCTATGACACGCGAACTTTTCAATATACCCCCCGCGATAACCGCCGGTGATGCTGCAAACTGGCGGCTGGTGCTTCCTGTATATCCTGCAAGCGCTGGCTGGGCGGCGTCTTACGTCCTAGTCAAGGCAACCAATCAAATAACCATCAACACTAGCGCCGACGGTGACGACCACTTGGTCAGCATTGCCAGCAGTACAACCGCTTCCTGGCCCCCCGGCGTTTATAATTACGCCCTGTATGCAACCAAGGACGGCGACCGGCAAAGTTTGGCCTATGGCACGGTGGAAATAACACCCGACTTTGCCAGTGCCACAGGCGGCATGGACGCCAGGACCCCAGCGGAACGCCGGCTCGAAAGTTTAGAGAACACTTACGACACACTGGCCGCCAGGCACCTGGCATCAAAATCCGGCGGCAGCGTTTCCACCACCGATAAGGAGCTTACAGAGCTACGCGAACAGATCAACAAGCAGCGGGCCGTTGTGGTGAGCGAACGCCGGAAAAAGCAGATACGCGAGGGTAAGCGGCCAGGCACAAAAATTAAAGTGAGGTTTATGCGATAATGGCCTTTCGTGACGCGATACATACAACACTTGGCAATATGGCAACCAGGCTGGAGCACCGCGGCCAGAACCGCACTGCCAGCAAGATGGCCGATAATAAGCCAATGACCAGGCGCAAAGCCCGGCGGGCCTATACGTCAGGGACGAACAGCCGCTTAACCGGCGAGTGGGCCGCGCCCGACATTACCGCCGACGAAGCCATTTTTCGAAACCTGGTTACAACCAGGGCCCGCTCCAGGGACCTAGCCCGTAATAACGATTACGCAAAACGCTTTTTTTCACTTATCCGAACCAACGTTATAGGGCACCAAGGAATCCGGCTCCAAGTGCGGGCCAAGAACAGCAACGGCCAGGGCTACGATAAAGGGGCCAACGATAAGCTGGAACTTGCCTGGAAGGATTGGGGCCAGGTTGGCAGCTGCACCACGTGCGGCACCAAATCCTGGCGCGATGTGCAAAACCAGGTTGTCGACGGCATGGCCCGCGACGGCGAAATCCTGATAAAATTTGTTGCCCCATGGAAACACAACAAATACGGCTTTGCCCTGCAAATAATTGAAGCCGATCAGCTGGACATCAGCAAAAACGAAACGTTGCGCAGTGGCGGCTCTATCCGCCTGGGCGTCCAGCGAGATGGCAGCGACCGGGTAACACATTACTGGATTACCGGCAAAGACGGCTTTTCAAAGCCCTACCCAGCCGCTGAATTTTTGCATTTGTTCCGGGGCGACCGGGTTGGGCAATCAAGAGGAATGCCGGAAACATCCACCCCGGCAGCCAGGCTCAAGCAGATTGATGCCCACGAAGAGGCCCACGTTGTCGCATCCCGTTTAGGTGCCAGCAAGATGGGATTTTTCACCAGCCCTGATGGTGACACCTATACAGGCGAGGACGTCGATGGCGAAGAGGACGACCACGACATCATCACCGAGGCCGAGCCCGGCACCTTTGAGCAGCTACCGGATGGCGTCAACTTTACCCCCTGGGACCCGCAATTCCCGGTTTCCACCTTTGCAGACTTTGAAAAAGCCGTTTTACGCGGTATCGCGTCGGGGTTGGGCGTTTCTTATCACAGCTTGGCCAACGACCTGGAAGGCGTCAACTATTCATCAATTCGCCAAGGCGAATTGACAGACCGCAACACCTGGCAGGATTTACAAGCGTGGCTGATCGAACATTTATGCCAGCCTATTTATAAATCCTGGCTTTCTTATGCTTTGCTCACCGATGCTATAAACCTTCCTTTTGGCAAAATTGATAAATTCAACGCGGCCATATGGCGGCCACGAGGCTGGTCATGGGTCGACCCGCTTAAGGAAAGCAAAGCAGCGAAAAACGACGTCGAGTGCGGTTTTAAGTCAATTTACGACGTATGCGCGGAACGGGGAATGGACTTTGACGAGGTTATGGAGCAGAACAAACGAGCCCGCGAAAAAGCCGAGGCTGAAGGCTTTGTATTGCCGTTTTGGCCCAAAGAAAAAATGGAGACAGCAAAGCAATGAATCAACTGACACGCGACAAGATCAAGGAAATTACCAACCAGAAACACAGCCGGGCCTTTACTATGAAACTGGACCGGGCGGCAATCAACGAAGATGAACGCACCGTCGAGGCGGCTTTTTCTTCCGAGGATGAATACCGCCGGTGGTTTGGTATCGAGATATTAGGCCACGAAAAAGGCGAATACGACCTTGAATTTCTGGCGGGCGGAACTGCCCCGCTACTGGACCAGCACAACCACAGCAAAACCATAGGCGTTATAGAAAAAGCCTGGATTGATAAGGACCGCAAGGGGCGGGCCGTCGTGCGTTTCGGCAAAAGCGCAACAGCCCAGGAATATTTTGACGACGTCGTCGACGGGATACGCCAGAATATTTCCGTCGGGTATCAAATAACGGATATGAAACTTATAGAGTCAAACGAGGAAACCGGCGACAAGTACCGCATTAGCTGGGCACCCTTTGAAATCTCTTTTGTTTCCGTCCCGGCAGATAAGACCGTTGGCGTTGGCAAAAGCGACAACGGCCACCAATTACCACAACAACAGGGTACAAATACTATGACACCAGAAGAGAAAGCGGCAAAAGAAGCAGAGGCCAAGGCAGCAAAAGAGGCGGAGGCTAAGGCTGCACGTGTTGAAATGCAGCAGCAGTTTGAAACCGAAAAAAAAGACATCATGGCCATAGGCAAAAAACACGGCTTTGATAATGAAGCCCTTAACGCCATAGGCGATGGCAAAAGCCCCGCCCAATTCCGCGACTATGTCCTGGAAGAGCTGGCCAAAAAGGGCATGAAACCGGCGGAAACCAAGGACGTGGAAATCGGCCTGAGCGAGAAAGAGGCGGAAAGCTATTCTTTCCTGCGGGTCATTAACGCCCTGGCCAACCCGGCCAACAAAAAGGCCCAGGACGCCGCCGGTTTTGAGTTTGAGGCCAGCCGGGCGGTGGCCGATAAAATCGGCTCGACCCCCAACGGCGTGTTTGTGCCCCTGGATGTGCAAAAAAGAGAACTCACCGTCGGTACCGCCACGGCTGGCGGCCACCTGGTGGCAACGGAACTTTTAACCTCATCCTTTATTGATCTTTTACAAAACCGTATGCTGACCAAGCGTATGGGGGCACGGGTCCTGTCCGGGCTGGTAGGCGATGTTGCAATACCCAGGCAGACAGGCGGGGCAACCACCTATTGGGTGGGCGAGTCCACCGACGGCACCCCGTCCGACCAGTCATTTGACCAGGTCGCCCTAACCCCCAAAACCCAGGCGGCAATCACCAAAATTTCCCGCAAGCTCCTGCTGCAATCCTCACTTGATGTCGAGGCATTCGTTCGGGCCGATCTGGCCCTTGCCCAGGCCTTGGGCGGCGACCTGGCGGCCATTGCCGGGGCTGGCGGCAACGATCCGCTCGGTATAATCAATACCAGCGGTGTGGGCTCGGTCATCGGCGGCACCGACGGCGCGGCTCCGACATGGGACCATATTGTGCAGTTATGGACCGAGGTTGCCCAGGACAATGCCGATTATGGCAGCCTTGGCTATATGACCAACTCCAAGGTGCTTGGCAAGCTGATGCAGACCGAAAAAGCATCAGGCACCGGGCGTTTTATCGTTGAGCAATTCCCGGACAATGACGGATTTACCGGCCTGGCCGGGTCCAGGGCCGGGGTATCCAACCAGGTGCCTGGCGATCTGGATAAGGGCTCAAGTACCGGCGTATGTTCGGCGCTGATATACGGCAATTGGGCCGATTTGATTATTGCCATGTGGGGCAGCCTGGACATCGTTGTCGACGGCATAAGCTCCAATGACGGCGGGGTAACTGTTAAGACCTACCAGGATATGGACGTCGCCCCCCGCAACGCTGGCAGCTTTTCGGTAATGCTTGACGCCCTGACCAGCTAATACCAGGTAACAACCAGGCAGCCGGACCAGTAAAAGCCGGGGCCAGCTGCCTGGCAACCATTAATATATGACAAGGTATAACAACATGAAACGCGAACCGGAAAACGTAAAAATCAAGCTCACCCGGCCCATGATCTATAATCAAAAGGCCGTTGAAAAAGACACTGTGCTGACTGTCACGCCCAGCGAGGCCAAGCGCTATATCAACATGAAAAAAGCCGTACCGGCTGACCCGCAAAAGAAATAGGCGGCCATGTTTGCAACTGATATCGACGAAATTTTCAGCCCCGACGTGGCCCAGGAAATCACCCTGGACGGCGGCCTGGTGCGTATCCTGCCCGGCAATATTACCAGTGGGCCGTCTGAGTACCACGGCGAAATACGCACCAGCTGGGATTTTACCGCCCCGGCGGTAGACCTTACCGGGCAGTACCTGCCGGAGATGGACGTCGTTATCAACGGGCTACAATGGGACGTCGACCAGGTCACCTATGCTGGTGACGTGGTCGACTTTTCCCTTTCAAGAAAACTCACTTAAAAAACATGATACAGCTTGACCAGGCAGAAACAGCAATAAACACGGTACTGGCTGACCAGCTTTTCGACGTGCCCCAGGGCATCCCCAGGCAGTTGGTGTTTTATAAAGGCGAAATGCCAGCCAAACGCAAGGGCAGCGAGGACGACGACGTCAGCTATTGTCACCTGCAGCCTGGCGCTTTTCGCTTTACCCGCCAGGGCATGGTCCAGCAGGTCAGGGCCGGCTTTGTATTGTATTCCGGCGGGACCCCTGCCCAGGGCCTGGAAATGGTGGCCGATACTGCGAAAAAATTAAGCAAACTAGCCGGGCAGACATACAGCCCCTGCAGTCTGGTGGGGGAGATCACCGGCAACTTTGAAAATATTGAACACCCAAATTATTGGCTGGAAATTGATTTGCAGCTAACCACCATTAACGAGGCGCAACTATGAAAGCATACAGATTTACAGGAACCTTTTTTATAGCCCCGGTTTTAGCAGATGGCAGCCTGTCCGGCAGCTGGCGGCGCGGCGGCAATATGTACCCGCTTAATGTCAAGGTTGAAACGGAGAAGAAAAGCCAGAAATCAATGGAACATGACCGGGCAGGGCAGACCCTGGCCGTTGCAACCCAGATTTCTGATATTATCGCCAATGCAACATTGCGCCAGCTAGACAGCCGCGCCTTTTCGTGGGCCGTTTCCGGCGAGGCCACGGAAATGAGCGGCAGCGGCGGCACCATTACAGCGGCGGATCATACCGCACTGGCAGTCGGCGATTATCTCGACCTGCCACATGAAAACCTTACAAGCGTGGTTGTGGAAAATTCCGCCCAGGATACCACATACATCAAAGACGTTGATTATTTACTAGATGAAAAACTTGGCTTGCTTGCCATTCCGGCGGGCGGTGACATTTCCGAAAGCGACGCCATAAAAATAAGCTATGACCATGCAGCCCCCAGCGGCTACAGGGTGAGCATAGGCACCAAGCCATTAATTCGGGTTGCCCTAAAAGGACACCTCAAAGAGACATACAGCGGCGACGAAATGTCCGTTTTGCTGCGCTCGGTGGTCTTGACCGCCCCGGACGGTATCAACCTTATATCTGAACTAGATGCAGAATATGAAGAGGTGCCCGTCGAAATGTCCCTGGAAACCCCAACCGGCTACACCAACCCCGGAACAATTGACGGGGTGCCGCTGTAATCCGGCCATACTTAATACAAACCGCCGGGCCTGTCCCGGCTTTTTATAGGATAGAAAGCAATGGCAAAATCTGAAGTAGTCGACCTGGGGCGCACCCAGGTAACCGTGAGAGAATTGACCCTGGAAGAAATCAAGGAGCTTTTCGATGCCACTGAAAAAAGCGCGACCGATGGTATTGTCAATATGCTGGAGAAGGCGACTACCATCAAGCGGGCCGACCTTATGAAAATGGCCCCTTCTGACATGGAACCTATGCTCGACAAACTGGTAGAGGTTAACAGCTCTTTTTTAGGTCTATGTCGCCGGGCGAACAACCACGAACTGGCGGAAAGTCTGGAAACGCTTCTCAGCCAGGTTTCATTGATTGCGTTTTTTCAGTCATCGCCCACGGCCACGGGCAAAGAGCCTGGAAATACAGTTACAGCGACTTCCTAATAGCATTGAGGAATCTGCCCCATGGTTGAAAACGAAAAGATAGAATATGCCCTGGCCTTGAACCTGTCCCGATTCCGCAAAAATGCGCGGCTGGCGGTGGGAAAAGTTGAGGACATGGACAAGAAAATCCGTAAATCGGTGAAAAACTCCGCCGGAGGATTTAACCAGCTGAAAACCGGCGTTTTAGCGGTGGGCACGGCAGCCACCGCGGTGGCAGCTGGCGGGCTGTTATTGATGAAAAAGGGGCTGGAGGATACCATCGGGCTGGCCAATGTCCAGGAAGATGCCGAAGTAAAACTTGCGGGGGTTATCCGCGCCACCGGCGGCGCGGCTGGCTTTACCACCGGCGAACTCAAGACTATGGCCGCCGGATTGCAGGAGGTGACCACGGCGGGCGATGAAACCGTAATCCAAGCGCAATCTGTGCTTGCCACCTTTAAGCAGATCAAAGGCGACCAGTTTCGCGACGCAACTCAGGCGGCACTTGATATGCAAACGGTTGTGGGCGGCGATTTGCAGGGCTCGGTCACCAGGCTTGGCAAGGCGTTAAATGATCCAGTTAGGGGAGTTTCAGCGTTGAACCGGGTTGGTGTTACTTTCAACGAAACGCAAAAGGCCACTATCAAGCGGTTGCAGCAATCCGGCGATATTATGGGAGCGCAAAAGGTTATCCTTAATGAGCTTGAATCAGAATTTGGCGGCACGGCGGCGGCGATCCGGGGCACATTTAAAGGCTCGGTTGATTCGGCGGCAAATGCCTGGGGCGATTTATATGAGCAGACCGGCTATGCCATCACCAAAAACAAGTTTTTTATCGAGTCAGCCAAACTGGTTGAACAGAAAATAATTGATCTTACTGGCAAGATACAGGGCAATGAGCAGGCCATGCGCGATTTAGCCAAAAAAGGCGGCCTGGCAGTTATTGACGGTATAGGGGCGGCAATCGAGGTCGTCCGCTTTTTCTATAACGGCTGGCAGGGCGTCAAACTAGCCGCCCACGGGGCGGTGTGGGGCATTGTAAAGGGCGCGGAACTTATCATTAAGGGGTTGCGTAAGGTCCTTTTCCCTTTAGATTTGTTGCTTACCGGCCTGGAAAAAATTGGGATTATTGATTCTAACCCGCTCAAGGACTTGGAAAAAACGGCAGAGGGTTTCGCCGACCATCTTGGCGATGAGTTTTGGAAAAAATTTGATAAGGTGGAGGAAACAAACCGCAAGTTTGACGCGGCCAAGAAGAAGGTTGCCGATTTTCGGGCGGAAATCGGCAAAATATCCACAGAAAAGGTCGACGTTGCTCAGGACATTCAGGACCAAGTGGACGCGGCCACCAAAAAAAATACAGGCGTCAAAAGCTACACCGGCAACGACGAGGCGGCGTTTAAAATGGTGGACGGCGTCTATCAACAAGTGAACCGGGGCCCGGTGAAAAACACCATAGATAAATTCAAATCGCCGGTGGGCGGCAGCCGGGAGAGCTACGAAAAAAGCAAACAGGCCGACAAAGTGCTCCGGCTCGATCTGCCCAACGGGGCCAGCTTGACAGGCGATTCAGACCAGACCGAAAATGTAATTGAAGGACTCCAGCAAGCGGGGTTGACGGCGCAATGATACTTTTAACAGACGGCACCACCACTATAAATTTACCGCCTGATATGTACTGGCCGGATCAAAGCTGGACCGGCGTTGAAGCGGGCAGCGACGATTACAGCTTGAACGGGTCCCTGCATATCGACCCCTTTGTCAAACAGGCCGGGCGGCCCATTACTCTGCAAGGCGGCGAGAACTTCGGCTGGGTAACATGGCAGACTGTCCTTGACCTGGTGGACTGGGCTAAAGACCCGGGCAAGGAAATGACAATTACTATCGACAGCACAAGCTACACCGTCCGCTTTGACTACAGCAAGGGCGACCCGGTAAAGGCTACCCCCATTTTCATGCTCAACCCGCCACGGCCAGACGATCTTTATTACATAACTTTGCGACTTATTGAGGTGTAACAGATGGCAATTCCCGAAACGTCCATAAAAATTATGGAAAGCCAAAACATGAGCGACAACGACGACGGCGGCGGGCGAAAGACGGGGCGCGAGATCGTCGACGGCAATATCAATAATATGTTTAACGACATTTCCCGGCTTGACCGCACTTATGGCCGGGTAAGTCTGCGCGAAGCGTTTTTGTCCGTACAGACCGATACCACGGACATGTATGCCGGGGCACATATTATCATTTCCAACCCTACAAAAGACCCGCTAGTCTCGGTCTGCATGTTCAAGACAACCAACGACTACGACTTTCGTACCGCAGCACAGGACCGCATAGAAAGTTATGTCACCAGGGGGCCAAGGTATAACGGATGGTTTTGGGGAACCCAACTGGCAGGCCAGCGACAAATTTTACTTTTCCAGGCTGTTGGTACAGCAACGCCCGGCGTCGGCGACGTCCTTTTCTTGATCGAAAACGAGGACACCGCAGACGAGCAAAGCCAGTATGTCCGCATTACTAAGGTTGAGTCGACCACCCAAGATTTTACCGTAGGCAATACCACATTTACTCGTCAGATTGTCACCTTGGATATCGGCGACCCGCTGCGTGAAACCTATGGCGGCAATGAGATTTCCAACGACGACAGCCTGGAAACAAATATAAATAGCACCGTGGTTGCCGATGCCGCCGAATATTACGGCGTTATGTCATTGAGACAGCCGGTTTCTGTCAATGATGTTGCTATCAATGTCGACAGTATTTTTACCCACCTGGTGCCAAGTGCCCAGGCGGAAAGTCCGGTTGTTGACGTTTCCCTGGGCGAGGCCGGCCCGGTGAAGGAAAGCGGACAGGCGTATACCGACTATGTGCCCAGCTTTACCTTTGGCCATAACGCAACCTATTATTTCGGGCGCGGCATAAAACCCGGTAGCCTTATTATAACCGCTGGTAACGGTGACACCTACACCGACAATAAGACCGGCGTTATGTACAACGGTGCCAACCAACGGGGCACTGTGAACTATTCCACCGGCCTTGTGATATTTAAAGACATAGACGATTACACCGGCAGCCTTACCGCCCAAGCGATAATTGGCGCGGAGATATCCAGAGTTAACGATACCAAGAAGATTGAAGTTGATATAAACAACCAGGGCTACACCTTTACCACTATTCTGGACCCGCTCCCCACCCCAAAAACACTCATTGTCGACTATATGAGCCAGGGCAAATGGTATCGGTTGCGCGATAACGGCAAAGGCGAAATATTGCCAGATATCGAAAAGACCGGCAGCGGCACCCTGAACCTGTCATCCGGCAGCGTGGCTCTTACATGCGGTGCCCTGCCCGATGTTGACACCAGCATCATATTTTATTGGGGCAACCCCCTGGAGGTTGAAGATATTTCCGGCACTGTCAGTATTGATGTGCCGCAGATCGTACACACCCTGGCCGAATCGCCGGTAAAGCCAGGCAGCATAACAGTCACATGGCAAACTGGGGCGGGCACCGCTACCGCCACCGACGACGGCAGCGGCAACCTTTCCGGTGATGTCGTCGGGGGCACCGTCAATTATGCCGATGGCACGGTGATTTTCACCCCTACCGCCATCCCGGCAGCCGGGGCGGATTATACCTTTGATTATGACAAATACCCTTTTTCATCTGAAAGTACCGCCCCCACCGACCATGGCGCCGGTATTTACCAAGTTGAATTGACTGCCGGGCCCATTGAACCCGGCAGCGTTGCCTTTCAAATGAATATTAATTTTGGCATACACAGCCAGATATACAAGTTTACCGACCATGGCAACGGCACCATGAGTGCCCCAGGTTTCACCCTGGATACATCCATCACTCACCCGGAATATGAGGGCGGCGTTGAGGTTGGCGGACTGTCCGCCTCCGTGGATTATGTAACCAGCATTATACAAATTGACATTGGCAGTTTAAGCGGGATAGATAAATGGAGCCGCCCTGTCTATGGATATGATTTGGGATATGATTTTTAAGGGGAATTTATGTCGACAACGACCGTAGTAGTCAGACCATCTATTACCAAATATGCCGAGGAAAGCCAGGCGTTAAACTGGACCGACGCCAGCGGCGGCACCGCCTTTTGCAATTATTCCCTGGACACCCCGGCCCAGCAAACCGCCCAGGAGGTGGTCGCGGCCCAGCCTTTTGAAATTGATCTAACGCCCAACCTGGACACAAAAACCATAGTGCCTGGCAGCGTTTCTTTTTCATGGGGCGGCAATCGCTACGTTGACCGGCTAGGAAAGCTCTACAAAAACCCAAAACCGGCAACCGGCGTCGGCGTCGAGGCGGGCAGCATTGACTATACCACCGGCAAAGTGCAGCTGAACAACTACGACAGCGGCGACAACACCATTACCATTCATTCTTTGTTGTCCCGTTCGGGTCGCCAGTTTATTGCATACGGCGTTTTTCGCACACCAGGGGCCCCGCTCAGGCCGGGCAGCCTGACAATACAGGGCGCGGCAGCGGACGGCACCGCTATTACCGTAACCGCCGCCTTTGACGGCACAATCGACGAGCCGGGCGTCCAGGGCTACATTAACGTTGATACCGGCGTGGCCTGGCTGGCCTTTGGCGATTATGTCACCGCAGCTGGCAACGAATCCGAGCCCTGGTACAGCGAAGACACCCTTGACGGCGCCGGCAATGTCTGGAAACCAAACCCGGTTTTTGCCGACACCTTCACCTATACTTGTGTCGTTTATAGTTATATTCCGTTGGATGCCGATTTGATCGGCCTGGACCCCGTGCGGCTGCCGACCGACGGCCGGGTCCCGATTGTCCGTAGCGGCAACGTTGCGGTAATACACAACACTCAAACCTTGCAGCTTGCCCCCGGGCTGGCGGCCGGGCAGGAAATAACCTTTTTCCGGCCTGGTATCAACTCTGTACGGCTCTATGATGCAGAGGGCGTCTATGTGCCAACCACCTATTACAGCTTTGACGAGGATACACAAATTTTAACGATGGCGGATCCGCTGGACCTGTCCGGCTTTACAGAGCCGCTCATTGCAAACCATCGCGTAGAAGATATGGCCCTGGTCAATGATGTGCAGATTAACGGCCAGCTGAACCTAGCAAGGGGCGTTTCCCACGATTACCCGACAGATGGAACCTATGTTTCAAGCGCCATGCTCTATGGCGATCTGCAAGCCCGCGTATACAACCTCTTTGACCAAAAAACATGGTCTAACGATTGGAGCGACGACATGGTCGGCGACGCCGCCACCGGCACTTACAACGACCTTGATTTTCCACCGATTATTACCAACAAGGGGGCGGTTAAAGAACGTTGGGCCCTGGTCTTTGACGACGCGGGCAGCCATGTGCAAGTTATTGGAGAAAAATACGGCGTAGTGCATGACGGCTATATTTCCCAAGATATCGAGCCTATAAACCCGGCAACCGGCCAGGCATTTTGGAAACTGGCTTATGAGGGCTGGGGCGCGGGCTGGTCTAATAACAATGTATTGCGCTTTAATACCGAGGCCGCCGACGGCGGATTTTGGATTGCAAGAACGACACTACAGGGACCGGAAACCGAACCATACGACGAATTTACAATACAACCGAGGGGAGATAGCGAATAATGGCACCACCAACAGTTTACCGATGGGATGATGATAATGCACCGGTTTTGGCTATCAATGATTCTGACACTTCGGCTCTTGTCGAAATTGTTAAAGCATGTCTAGTTGACGGTTACGGCTCAAAGATGCCACCGGGGGCAGGATACAGCTTGGAATTTGAAAACGCAGACGGCACTGCTATTGCTATAAAAAGCCAATCTCCAGATAGCAACGGGTTCTATTATTCAGTAGCTACAGAGCAAGCTCTGTACGAAGACCCTTTAAAAGATGAACACATTAACATAATCAATATGTACGAAAACATGACTGATGCGATCTCAGGCATAAACAGCACGTATCCAGGGCGTTTGTTTGCGTGTTTTGACGACGACTCCTCATATTATGACGAGCCTATTGCCTGGGTTTTAGTTGCAGATGATAGAGCCTTTTACTTATTTTTGTACATCGAAGGAGACTGGAAGCTATCTGAAAATCCTGATTTTGACTATATAACAGCTTACAGCAATGGATTTTTTGGCGATTTCAACACAATCAGCCCTGATCCATGGTCTTCTCTTGTGTGGGGTTATTCGACCCTGGGAAACAGAGGTAGCAGGTTTGGGATGCTCGATGAGTATCGCAATAGTATGAGTGGCGCACAGGTAAAACGTAGCCGAGGTGGGCTAGATCTTGACGGACATGACGTCTCGATATATCACGGCGGAGGCCCTTTTTGGGCAGAAGACGGCATGGGGCACTCTAGTGATAGCGACAAGACCACGCCATTTGGTGAAGGTGAACCTACTTTTATTACACGACCAATGCTTAGTGATACTACCGACCCAAAAAATTTTAGAGGGTATATTCCGGGGTTATACTATCCGTGCCACAATCGGCCATATAAAAACTTAGAGCAAGTAACGGTTGCTGATAAGACGTTTTTAGCAGTTAGAATACGTTTTTATCCGTACGATGATGGGCAGGTCTTGATTGATTTAGGCGATTGGCGAGCATAAAAAGGAGATAAGACATGGCGACATATAATGAGATAATAGTTAGTGATGATCTCTTGATCGGGAACGACACGCCTTACAAACCAGCTCATAGACATTCGCTGGCAGGCACTGTCTCAGTCAATGGCTCACCGTCAAAAAAGCGCATTGTCGTGATTAATCGTATCACGATGGAATACTTCGCTGTTACTGACTCAGATGCACAAACTGGGATGTGGGAAATCACTCATTTGCCAGAGTATGACGAGCGATCATTGCTAGTGCTGGCATTTGATGACGCAGGCGAGTTCAACGCCGAGATAGCAGACTTCGTTTCTCAAGTTGCCACGGCGTAATGTCATATGATCCCGGCACAAACATTCTCTTTTCATTTCGAGTGGTCTATGAGCCGCCTAAAGGAAATGCTATTGAGTTTCGTCTGGGCGACTTCTCGCAGGTCTGCGAGATGTTTCTCCCGGCAGTCGGGGAGGTTGATTTCAGTCTTGCAACGCTTCTGCCTGTTTCGCTTGATTTTGCTTTTAACGAGAAGTGCTACCCGGATAATCAGCAGGAACAGATCATTCCAAAATGTGAAGAGATCAAGATCTATGTCGCCCCGGTCGGCCTGGTCGATTTCGACTTCTTCAAGCCGTATGACTGGCCGAGCGGCACGGTTGATTTCGATCTGGCCGACTGCCTTGGCGATGATCCACCGGAGCCTCCCCCGCCATGGTATGTCATACCGGCAAATATCAGCCAGGATTTTGCCGTCGGTTTCAAAACTGGCCAGGTTGCAGACACCCAAAAACGCAGCCGATGGAAAGACGCCACATATATCGAGCCGGAATATCGAGCCGGTTGGGGCCAGGGCGAAGTTGTAGACCGGCTGGTTAAATCCGGATTTATTGGACTGCCAGCACTTTACCGTGAAAACCGGGTTGCTTTTGACAGACTGTTACGCAGCGAAAACGACATTTTTGCAGCGTGGCACAATCTCGAAGGCAATGACAGCAACGAAAAGCGCAGCATCTGGGACAGCACTACGGCAAAAGACGGCAAACTTAATGCTGGATACCGCGAGCCAGGGGCGAAAGATAACCATTTTGTCATCCCCTGGGGAATCACAACAAAGGAAATTGATTTTTCCTTTGTTGTGCCCTGGGCGGTGCCGCCGCCCAATGACACATTGCATACAACAAAGTGGGGCCGGGCATGGTATGAAAAGATATGCATCCGCGATTATCTGCCGCCAGCAGGCACCGCCGTGGCTTTGGATTTTGAAACGCAAATTTCAGACGTTGGCGACAAGGACCATATTCATTTCTGGTTTGATTCGCTTAGCTATGACGAGCGCTGCAACCACCGGGAGCCGTCCGGCTGGCGTGATCCCTACACCTACCGGCCGCCTCTTATCGTGCCGCAGACCCCGAACAGGAGGGCCTACACCAACATGAATAGCGCATTACTTAAAAAGGTTTCAGACAACATGCCATTGGACTTGTCCACCTTTTCTGCAAAAATAGATTTTGGCTCATGGGTGTGGGATTTTTCCGCCAGCTTGCAAACCTGGTCATCATTTGATGCGGTGGAGCCGGACGAAAACGGTTTCCAAGAGGTAGAGGCTGATATAAACGGCTATATTTTCCGGGGCATAGTTGAACGGGCAAGCGAACAGGAACAGCGGAAAACCAGCTTTGCTATTCGCGGCCGTGGCCCGGCTGCAGAACTAGCCAGGCCATATGCCCCGCAGACCAGCTACACAGAAGAGGCCGAGCGAGGTGCCAGGCAGATTATAGAAGAACGCTTGAGCGGCACAGGCTGGGCGCTTGATTGGCAGATAACCGACTTTACTATCCCGGCTAACGTTTACACCTTTCACAATGCCACCCCGCTGGAAGCAATAAAGCAGATAACCGAGGCCCTGGGGGCACGTATACAGGCCCACCTGCACAGCAAAACGCTTAAAATACTGCCACGTTATCCGATCAAGCCATGGGAATGGGACACCACCACCCCAGAGCTTATTATCAGCGAATCGGTAATAATGACGTCGTCGCGGGATTGGCTGCCCGGCGGAAATTACAACGGCGTGGTTGTAAGTGGCACTAATACAGGTGTGCTGGTCAAAGTGATGCGAACGGGCAGCGGTGGCACCGAAATGGCACCAATGATAACCAACCCGCTTATTGTCACAACCGAGGCAGCAACTCAGCGTGGTATATACGAGATTGCCGCTTCCGGAAGCTGGCAGACTTACACAATCACTTTACCACTCAAAACAGAGCCGGAACAGCCCGGGCTTTTGCTGCCCGGGACCTTGTTGCAGATCAACCGAGAGAGGGAATCATTTAATGCCATGGTAACCGGCGTTAAAGTTACGGCAAAACGACAAAACGGGCTTAAGGTCCGGCAAATTGTTGAGGTGCAGCGATACCGTGGCAAACATTTGGCGTAAATTCAAAACATTACTGGCAGAATCAACTATAGAGGTGGTCACTGTACAGTCGATCAACGCGGCCGGTACAAGCAAATGCACCACCTACCAAGGCGGCGTGGTAATCGTCAGCGGCGACAGCGTAGCTGTGGGCGACAAGGCCTTCATCCAGGACGGGCGCATCATAGGCGAAGCCCCGGACTTAAGCTATTACGAGATTGAGGTGTGAGAATTGAAGCTGATGCAGGCCAACAACGATGACTATTCCGTCGTCAACGAAGAGGATTGATTAATGAGCAAAGCATGGAAATATCTACAAGAATTTGTTGGATGGTGTGCCTTTCTGGCGGTTTGCCTCTTTGTGTTTTTCGCCGTCTATTTACCATGTAAAATTTTGGAAGACAAATGCGACTGAGGCCCCACCACGGCCCTGCGCCCAAAAAAGACAAGGTAATAAAATTCTCGGTCACGATGCCGTTGCAACGGCTGAGGGATATTATCAAATCGATATGGAGGAGGCTATGTCAAAGATAGTCACGATTATCAAAGCAGTACAGGCCGGGCAGGAATTGAAAAACCCGGAAAATTGGAAAAAGGGGCAAGTACTCACAAACCTGACCGGGGCTGTGGTGGCGGGCATTATAACGGCTCTGCACTGGTGGTACCCCGATGTGCCGCTACCTGATGGTGTGGCCGAATATGCCGCCGAGATGATCGGCACAGCCCTGGTGCTTGTGAACCTGTACCTTACCTATGCAACCTCAACTAAAATAGGAGTAAAAAAGCAATGAAATACGCATTCACGCTGTTGAAATTGGTACCTGTCTTCATGGATATCATTATGAAAATTGAAGAAGTTCTCCCCGAAAAACACAAGGGAGCTGAAAAACTTGCCTTGTTTCGCGGTATTGTAGAAAAGTTGTATCCCGATCTTATGAAGATGTGGGACATAATCGAAACACTGGTTGCAACAATAGTCAGGTTTTTCAATGATAATGGGGCTTTTGAGAAGAAAGCAGAGAGACCAGCAAAGCCTGAGCTTGACTAGTGTAGGGACTTTCTACAACGCCACTGGTATTCAGTGGCTTAAAGTTAAGTGGAGGGTGCCATGACATCGAAGTATGAAAAAGAAGATATTCGAAAAGTTCAAGAAGCGAAATGTGATGTGAACGGGTGCCAAATGGAAGAGACAGGAGTATGCGCCTTGCATGATGTAGAGGTAGAGAGAAGAGAGGGCATGAAAGCTCTGGTGGATAAGATTCCAGGAATTTTGACTCGTCTTAACCTTATATTAGGCACGACTGGATTAATCGGCATGATTATCGCGGCTAGTTTTCTCTACACCAGCATGGTCAAAACCGAGCTGCGCCAAGAGATTACCCTACAGAGGCAGGAAGGATCTGTATCTGTGTCTGAAATACGTTCCCTTGTACGTGATATAGCCGTTACACAAGGCAAAAACATACAGGCACAAAAATTTCAACTAAAACAGCTGTCAAGACTGAATACATCAATTTCAAACATGCTTGAAAGGCAAGAAACGTTTGAAGATTTAATAAACAAGCGGATTGATGCAAGGTTTGATAGCTGGGGAACTCAAATAAACCAATAAACCATGAGTCTATACAGCGAACCCCTGTTTTTCCGACACGAATTCGCCTGCCGCTGTGGCTGTGGCTTCGACACCGTGGATGCCGAGCTGCTCCAGGTGCTACTCAAGGCCAGAGAAGACCTGAACGCCCCGGTAGATATCACCAGCGGCTGCCGCTGCAGCCACCACAACGCCAGGGTAAACGGCAGCCCCAAATCAATGCACCTGCTCGGCCGGGCAGGGGATATAAACATACGTACCTACACCCCGGCACAAGTTCACGAATACCTCTGCCGCATCTACCCCGACAAATACGGTATAGGTAAATACACCTACTTCACCCATATAGATACCCGATCCGGCCCCCCGGCCAGGTGGTAGATAAACAAGAAAAGAGCCACCCCGCCACGATCCGCCAGCACACCATTCCCAAAGCTGCTCAAAAGGAAACCCCTCATTACCGTCAAGCGCAAACTCTGTACGAGCCTCTTCTCTTACATCAGCACAGAAAGAGCATGTTTTGAAAGTCTGAAAGTTATCTTTTTCAGTGACACTGCTACACTCGCAGCAGACATGGTTTTTTCTGGCTACTGGATACGTCTCATTAAAGATTGATGGCCTCTCGCTACTGCCTATATCACACATTTACACACCTCGCATTTGTACATATTCAAGAATTGACTTCTTGGCCTCGTCGAAGCCCTTACAAATATCAACTTTATAGCCGCAGTTCCGTAACCGCTCAATTTTATCTTTTTGGTCTTTGCTGGTCGAGCCGCCTTTGATCCTTTTCATTTCGATAAAAAGACCGTGATACCCACCACGGGCGAGGGTGAAAAATAAATCTGGAACGCCAGCCTTGACACCTTCTGCCTTCATCTTTTTCGCAACTACAACATTACGCAGACCACCGTTAGGGATTGCAAAAACGAACTCATCGTTGCCATTGAAGAACATGTCTGCCCATTGTATAAATTCAATCTGTTCTTGGCTCTCTGTTGGGAGTATTTGTTTCATTTGTTTCATCGCCCTTCTCCTTCTCAATCTGAAATATACTTTTTTCCCGCCCATCGTAGTGCAAGCATTTATATTCTGAACACCAATCGCCCTGTGATCGCTTGCACCAAGACTCAGGGCATAGGTCGTGCCGCCCGTATGCGTGACAGCCTTTTATCATTTTCTCACCTGCCATATCAAGCTCCACAAACGTAAACAGGCACTCCCACAACTTCCTGCACCTTTCGCTTAAACAACTTTTCGTCACTATTGCCATCAGACAAATGTATCAAATGCACCTCTTCCAGCTTGCCAATATCGTTCTCTTCGAAGAAATCCAGTACACGCTCAAGGCTCATATGAGAATCAAGCAATCTCTGTTTTTGTCCTGTCGGCATATCCTGATCATTTAGAATATCGTTTGAAAAATTACACTCTATCATTATTTGAGTTAGTCCCTTAAACTTATATTCACAGTATGCAGTATCGGTTAAAAACAAAAGCTTTTCGCCCTTACTGTTGGCAATTAAAAAGCCAACAGGCTCAGCCGCATCGTGTACCGTTTTAAATGGCATTATGTCGAAATCGCCCAACTTGAACTGGTTACCAGCACGGATGCGTTTACACCTATGCCCGCTTAATTGTAGTGCTAAAAACGTGCCTTTGGTTGCATATATGTCCATTCCTGCTTTTATTGCATCCTTTGCACCTTTTGCATGGTCAAAGATGGTCGTGGGTTACGAGACACCCCACGACGGAAGACGTATCAAAATTCAATGCCTGTTTGATCTTACGGAAAGACAACCCAAACTCAATAAGTATAGATGTCTCTCCGCTTGAAACCAAATAGCAATTACCTTCTGAACTGCTCGCTATTGATTTTATTTTAAACATTAGTAACCAGGATCCATTTCTTTTTTCAAGTCTGCTTCTGTTGATGCTTCGGTATCGTCAACCTGTTTAACTTCGCCAGTGTCAGTATCAACGTCGATAAAATCCTTGTTTCCATTATCAGAGTATCCACCATCTCCGACATAATCAGGATCCGCCTCTTGCGCCATACCGTCAGCCATACCGTCAGCCATATCAATAGACATTTGTCCATATTTACCGAGCAGCATTCTCAGCATGGTTTTTTCAGCCATTCCGTCAAACTCTTTTTTCCAAGGTGATGAATGTTGGTTGTATGACTTACTATACTTTTTGCCATGCTCCCGCATATCGTCAATATTGCAATACATGGTTTTTTTGAAGCCGTTTATCGTTTCAATGTATGCAAAGTATCCGATAGGGTTTTCGCTTGTTTTCGTGCCTGTCAGGTCAATTTCTCCCGTCAGCTTACTTGATGATCTCAGTTCGCCTTCGTAAACAGTCCCGGCATTGATGCACCTATATACTCCGCTTCTCATTGCTAGTTGCACCAAGCCTTTATATCCAAGGATAAATTGAGGCTTTCCGCCGTATGCGATAATATAGGCAAAACCAAGAGACTTACTTATAGGCAATTTCAACGTTGCCGCTTTTAATGCTTCCAGTACCACCAAGGCAGGTTCACACTTTTGGAGATAGCTGTCACCTGCGTAAAGGTCAACCAGTGATGCAGTGAACAGATTAGCGTTATCAGCCAAGGCATTCTTGAACTGTTGCTGTATGCTATCGCTCGCCAGAACCTGTTTTAATTTGTCTACTGGTGTTGCTTGTTTTTTTGCTACTTCATTTCCTTGTGCCATTTTTGTCTCCTTTTATTTTATACGATAATATGGTATTATGTTGTTAATTTATAATACCACGTTATGATTTAATGTCTAGATTATTCGACACGCAAAGTTTTATCCTGCTCAGAAACAATCAAGCTAATAACCTGCGCCCCAACTTCAGGAATGCTGGTTACGCTTTCCCTGTTATCAATAAAAATATTCGGTGAAAACTTATAGTGATTGCTCATCGTATTGATAATATCAAGACCTGCTTGAATCCGTGCTGCGTTATTCAGCGACCAGTAAGGCACACCGTCAACCGTCACTTCGCAAACTTCCCTCACGCCATCGTTAATTTGATCTTTAAACAATCGAAAAGAAACAAATGCAAACTTATTATTTATCCGCTCTTCGAGCATCGAAACCTTTACCTTTATAAACTGCTCAATCAAAAACAAATGACCTTCGAGTATTTCGTATTCGTGGGCCAACGCTTTTTCTTGGGCGTTCAATTCTTCGATGCGCTTTTTGTTTTGCTCTGCCTGCTTTGCCGTTGATATTTGTTCCTCATAACTGGTTGCCTCGGCTCGTAATTCTGACCGTTTTTCCTTGATGGATTCTATTAGCTCGGTGTTTCCGTTTTCGAGTGATTTAACATCCTTTGTAAGCTCACATTGTTTAGATAAAGCTACTTGATATTCTTTATTATCAGCAAGCAGAGTAACAGCGTTTTCCAATACTTTTATTTCATTCTCAATGTCACGCTTTCCTTTCTCCTGAAACTTTATATTTTCGCCAAGCTCAGCAACTTCTTTTTTCTCCGCTGAAATAACGGTTTCATAGTTCTTGTTTTTGAAAGCCTGTTCCTTGCCTGCGGACTTGTTCGCCTCGATAAGATTTGACTTATTGAGGTTAAACTTTTTTAAAGCCGCCTCTTCTTCTGTTGCAGTCATCGCCTTGCCGCACGTTGGGCAACTTTCAGCCGTAAATTCTTTCCCTACAATCTGCTTGAACTCGCCCCGTAATCGCTCTAACTCGGCTTCGCCTTTTTTCAGGATATTTTCATGCCCGGCAATACTGTTTTTCTTGTTTTGAATTTCTCGGTTAAACTCTGCAATCCTGTCTTTAATTCCGCTCAATACTTTTTTCTTTTCGTAAATAGCAGAATTGTTTGTATTACCAAGCTCGCTTTTAATCTTTTCAATTTGATTATCGAGCGAGGCAATTTCGTTTCTCTTTTTACCTATCTCATCGCCGTTTTTAATTGAAAATATTTCTTGGTCTTTGCCCGCTACTTGTTTTCGTAATTCAGAAATCTTCTCATTTATTTCTGTGACATTTACATGCTCAACTTCATTCCTCGACAGCTCGTCGATACGTGCAGGAATACTTTTAATCTCGTCGTTTATCTTCTTTCTTGTTGCGCCAATTATCGCTTTTCTATCGTCGCATGTTTTGCCGTCAAGAATTGCAGGAAGACCGGATAAACTATCGTCCGAGTCAATAACGTCTTGATCCGTAATTCCTCCGCAAACCTCAAGCAGTAACTCCCGTTGTTTCTGCCAGGTTAAATTCTGCGAGAAATGTGTCGGGCTGGTGAGCAGTCGGAAAACATCCTCAGTACATGATAACGAAACCACCTTACTTGTAAAGTCTCCCTTGCTTGCAGGTACATCGTCAATAAAATAGTTGGTAGTGTGGCCAGTAAACTCCGCAACAGCCTGACCGCGCTTCTTGGTGTACTTTTCCTTGTAAATCTTTTTAAGTTTAATTGGTGAATCATCCAGTATGAAAACTGCCTCCACTTCATGTTCAAGTTTCGGAATCGCCACACCATCCTTCAAAGTCTTGATCTCAAATTGCTTCTGGTTAAGGCTGTCTTTATCGAACAGTAGCCAAGAAACAGCGTCCATTAAGGTCGTCTTTCCAGTTGCATTATCACCAAAGATTTTTACGTCTTTGTTGTAAGTATCAAGGGTGAAATCCTTAATTCCTTTGAAGTTTCGCAGTACCAATTTTTGTAGTGTTAGTTTCATCTTTTCCCCTTTAAAAGTTTTATCAAATCTGAACCCGTCAGCCAGTATGAAATCAATTGTTTCTTTTGCTTCTATACCTATCAATATACAGTGTTAAAAATATAAAGCAAGGATAAAACAACCAACTTTAAATAATTTAATGCATAAAAATATATTGCTATTTTTAAAACCATATTGTATTGTGTATTTATCGTAGTATAAAATCTTAAAAATAAGAGGTAAACAATGATCTTTGCAGACGGAAGGGGAAAAGCTTTAACTGCTTACCAAATAAATAGACGTATAAAAAACGTAGAAAGGGTTCGTGATTGGTTAAAAATAAACCCAGGAGGTCGGCCTAAAGATTGCGCAATGGATCTTGGGTTGAGCAATACAACTATATACTCTATTGCTAAACAGTTACGGGCAGAGAGAGCAGAGGATATTAAGGAGCATAGTAATGCATAGAGGATATCTAGCGCTATGGAGAAAACTTTCTGACCATCCTTTTTGGAAAGAAGAGAGAGAGTTTTCAAAAGCTGAGGCGTGGATAGATATTTTATGGGAAGTGCAACACAGCGAAAAACCGCAAGAGGTGTTGCTTGGTATGACATGTCTTATATGCAACTATGGAGAGAGTTTAAAATCTCTTGAAACATGGTCTAAAAGGTGGAATTGGAATAAGTCGCGTGTTCGTAGGTTTTTCAAGTTATTAGAAAACATGGACCAAATCCGACACACCAGTGAACAAAAAACGACACGGATAACTGTCCTTAAATACAGTCAATATGACCCAAGGCGAAACGCAACTGAAACGCAACTGAAACGACAGCGAAACGACAGTGAAACGCAAGCGACACCAGACAAGAATGTTAAGAATGTTAAGAATGTTAAGAATGGTAAAAAAACTAAAGACATTGTTTTTAATCCTCATTCAATAAGGCCAGAATGGATAGAAGAAAAAGATTGGTCAGATATAATCCTTCACAGAAAAAAGCACATAAAAAAACCACCTGAAACAGAACGAGCCTTTAACGGAATTATTAACCAGCTTGAAAAGGCGACTAAACAAGGTTTCTCATTAAAAGAATGTGTTGATCAAATGTGTTCAAGAGGCTGGCAGAGTTTTAATGTTGATTGGATGCCAGCAAAAAATGGGATTATGCAGCCAAGAAATAAAAAAGAGGTTCATGATGAAACAAGAGAACGATTTGCAAGGGAACTCCTCGAAGCAGGGGACACCGGATATAAACCAGATTATCGCCGCAATGAAGAGCTGGAGCATAAGATTTAAAGACAGGGCACCAACGGAAGCGGAAATGGTGATGTTGGCGAAGGAGTACCACGAAGACTTGAGGGAAGAAAAAATATCCAGTGAGTTGTTTTATGAAATATGTATGATTCTTCGCAGAAAGAGTGAGTATTTCCCAAAAATAGCAAATGTTCTTTTCTATAAGCAAGAGGCACAAGAAATAATAAATCGCAGGAATATAGAGAAAGCTAAAAAAACACCAAAGATAGAAGACACGCGACATAAGCAAACTGGAGAATTTGGCGCAATATGTTCCGCTAATATCAATTTAATGATAAATGGTAGTATCAGTATGGAAAGAGCTATCCACTTAAACACACCTATATATCTGGATGGCAGAATAGACATGGAGAGGGTTAGTGATAGGAACAAACACCTTGATAGCAAGAGCCTACCAAACCCAAGTTCTTTTGTGAAAAGTTTACATAAATCAATCGGATAAAAACATGAGCAAATACC